ACTTGCTAACCCTTCAAGAACAACTTCACTTTCAACTTTTGTTTTGGGATTTTTTACCTTTACTTTGTGAGAAAGTTTAGGCATCGTTTCAAAAAACGTCTCAATTTCTTTGAACTGAGATGAGTTCATAGATTCAAGGAATTCATTCAACTCTTTCTTAGTACAGTCTTCAGTTGCCCAGACTTCCTCTTCACTATAGATCTTACTAATACAAGATGCAATCAATTCAAATGATTGATCCATGGCATTTTGATCCTTAAAGTCAAAATTGTTTTTAATGAATTGATCAAGGGATGGATATTTCATCTCCATCATGAGACTATCATCAATCTTTATCTGCTTTGTGTGCTCATCATTAGTCTGAACATGAATATCATCCAAATCAATCGTAACAGAAACCTCTGTTGTCTCATCATCTGGGCAAATAATATTCAACTCAATAGTTTCCCCTACAGATTTTCCCCTAATGTTGAGGAACAAGAATTCGATATCAAATGTGGGAAGGGTCTCCACCTTAATTCCCTTTGTCTGAATACAACCTTTAATGACTGTTTTGATTGCATTCGTAATTTGTTTTGTATCTTCGCTTTCTAATGCGAGGACAAGAACTTTTTCCTCTTTAACTAAAAAGGGTCTGAACTTAACTGGTTGACCAGTAGAAGGTAATTCCAACTCATATGTTGGCGTTGCAATCTTTGGTAAAGGCATGATGTCCTATAGATATATTTCAGTGTGATTATTTAGAGGGTCATCCGATGACTGTCTCTATGGTTCCTCCTTGTGAGAGAATTGCAGCATCTTCAAGTGATCTGCCAGTATCATCAGCAAAACTTTGTGCAAGAGCTTTGTTTTGCAAATCTTTTAGTTCTTCTGGGGTATTTTTTGCATTGGCAAAAGTATTTGATCCCAGTGTATTACTAGTTGGTCCGCTTTGAATGTATCTAATATAAGACATTGAGACGGTACACTTTAACAAATCATTTCCACTATATGATATGGGCATTGAGGCCACCGCTATCGGGAAAGACCTAAAAAATTCATAGGTTAAAAGTTGCTTATAGTCTCTCTCAAATTTGAAAATTTTCAAACCCTGGTCGGCCATATATTCATCTGGATATATTGGTTTATATTGATATGATTTTGCCACAGCATCCTCATTCTCATTCATAATTCCTTTCATCCAAGTTTCAAAAAATCTAATTGGAAGATAATTATCTGCATCAACGTAGAAAGTAAAATCAACTCTATCGTCAAACATTCTACGATAAGCATGTTTCTCACTGACACCAGTGCGATCATTTTTGATATCCATTGTGGCCAATTGAGACCCAGGCAGTGATGCGTCAGTACAAAGAAGATTGAGTTGAGGTTGTTTTGCGCTACTAAGAACTTGTTTTAACTGACTTGCTATCTCTCCATTCGGAAATGGAATTTCAACCGCAAAGTATGCTGTTAATGATGGTCGTAGCAAATTTGCTTTGACCGAATCAACATTTTGTTTTCTTGCGCTTCTCTCTCGGAGGTTGAATAACATCTATAAATACTTTTTGACCTTATATACTATGTATGGGAGAAAGCATAAAAAGTAAATACAAACCTTCATTCCCAAAGAAGTATA